GTCTTGCGTTTGCTTGGTAAAAAACTGTTTTGGCCGTGTCGTTGCATTGCTTCTGCGCGGGCTTTGATTCGTGCTTGGTCGTTTGCTTGTCGTGTGCGGTTGCCTCGGGTGCTGTTGCATTTTTTGCAGGCTGGTGTGAGGTTGTCTAGGTCGTGTCCGCCGCCGTGTAGGACGGGGATGATGTGATCGGCTTCGGTTGCGGGTTGGCCGCAGTAGGTGCATTGGGGTTTGTTGGCTAGTAGCCGGGCGCGGTTGGCTTTGTAGGTGGGGTGTGAGTGTTCTTTGCCCATCTCACGCCTTCGCTTCGCTCAGTTGTGCTAGCGCGGCCTTCGGCCTTGCTTGCGGTCGAGTGTGCTGTTGTGTCATGTCGGGCTCAAGTCTGTGGGGTTTGTTTGTTTGCAACCTTAGTGATTTGTTTCCGGGCATAGGTGTGCTTTGTCCACCCCTGGGGTTGCCTCTGTCCCAGTCCCACTTGCTTTGACTTATTCGCCTCAACGCATTGCCCTGCCACTTTCGTCTTGCTGTTTTAGGGCGCGTTGATCTACCCGACTCACGCCGTGTATTCGACCGGGGCGCGACCCCTCGGCAGATCGTGGGCCATCCAATGTGGCCGACCCTGACGGGCTATTTGTACAAGTCAGGCCGTGTCAGCCGTTGCGTAATGAATTCCAAGTCGGAAGGTTTTATCACATGCGTTTCAATGCCGGCGAGACTGAACGCAGCCAACCAATTGTCTTGGCTTGTGGTTGTTTTGCCGCGCTCGGACTTCAGCTCAATAACAACCATTTGTGCCTTGTTTGGGTGCACCAACAACAGGTCAGGGAAACCAACGTCGCCTTGCTGCCAGGTTGCCCATTTGCCTGTGCGGCTCATGGCCGGCAGGTCGTGGTGGATCATCCAGCCGTAGCGGCGCGCCAAGTTCATCACCATGCTTTGTAGGTCTTTTTCGTTCATGCGATGCGCCAAAGTGTTTCGCCCCACGGGTCAAATGTGTTTTTAATTAATCCTTGTTTGTGCATTTCGCGTAGTTCGTGGTGAAACCATGATGGCCAGTCGACTGCGCCAAATAGTTGGCGTTCGGTGTGCCACTCGCCGTCAGCCAAGACAGCTGCAATTTCGTCTTTGTGTGTCACTTGTATGTCTCAATCCATTGGCTTGCTTCGCGGGCCGTCAGCAGCTCGGGTGGATGCCCGAATTTGTCCATAATGTCGTCAAACAAGTTTTCGTCGCTCCACCCACGATCTTTCGCAAGCTTCTTCATAAATCCCATTTGTTTTTGTGTAGCCAGTCCCGCAATCGATGGCTGTGGTTGGCCGCCTGTGCGCTCGACCTTGGCCATTTCTTGCCGGCTGGGTCGTGCACCGAGCTTTGTGCCCAATGGGCTGTTGCCGACCATGCGCCCGATTGAACTTGTCTCACAATTTTCTACAAATGACGTTTTGTTGACCGGGCTTGAGCCGTGCACTTCCTCGGCATACCCGGTAGCGATCACGCGGCCATCAATTATGCCTTCAGCGCGAAACACGACCGTTTTGCCGTCGTAGTGCACCATCGTGGTGACAATCTGTGCGGTTGGGTATGCGGCCCACCAACGCACCAGCCGTTCCTCGACTGTCTCGTAGTTGCTCAGGTCAAATGCCATGTCGGGATGCTCCTATTTAGTTTGCTCGCCACACCCTTAGTGGGCGCGTATGGGTTTCAGGTCTAGCACTATTACGCCACTCGCCTGTGGCACAGATTTGATGATCACGCGACAACGCCTTGAACACTGAGCCAAGCGCGGCCTTGTTTGGTGGCTGCGGCAGGCTGTGGGATTCAATCCATGCCCATACGTCATCCGCGGTGAACGTCATGTTTAGCCGGGCAACGGTCAGCACCGAATCAGTGGCAATTTCTTGCCATGTTTTGCCTGCGTTGGCTATTGCAGTTGCCATGCCTTGCTCGGCTAGTTGGATGCCGTGCTGATAGTCGAACAGTGTGTTACTCATGGTCGGTCAGCTCCGCGGCCGCCAGCATCAACACGAAAGCGTCCGAACCTTGCCCGGATAGTTCCATGTCGGTGGCGATCAGCCGTAGGCGTTTGCCTAATTCGTTGCGGTCGCGTCGACGACGCTCCGCTGGTGTCAGCGTCAGTTCGTCAAAGAACTTTTGCCAGGTCTTGAAACTTGCGTCGTTGATCATGCGTCGGGTCTCCTCGCTTAGTGATTCTTGCCAGTGTTCGCGGCTTTCGTGACTCATTTAATACCCCATGGGTGCCACCCACTATTGCGTCAAATGGCCAAGCCAGCGCGCAAATTGGTTTCACTGCCGTACAGGTCATCGCATGTTGCAACGATGCCTTGGGTTTGTAGCCATCCGATTGGCCAACTGCTTGAGGGGGTGCACCAAAACCCGTTGATTTGCATTAGGCCGCGGCTACCGCCCATCGGGTCGTCAGCGTTGTGCACAGGCCCCGGTGTGCAACGTGATTCTTTCCACAGAACACGTGCCAGGGTGGCCATTTCCTCGGCGGGCCAACCCACGTCCAATGCCAATTGCAGGGCCTGTTCACACTCTGATTTTGGTTGCGGCTCAACCCACACAATTGTAGTCGAGCTGGTTGTGGTGGCCATTGTGGGCACCGTGTAGGGCACTTCCCCGTATTCGTAGACGGGCATAGTGGCGGGGGGTGCCGCTAGAACCTCGTCAGACGCGTTAGGAGCGTCGTACAGGGCCGATAACCCTAAAAGGGTGGCTATGTAGCCAATAATCAGGAATGGGGCTTTTAATGCGCTCATGTAGTAATCCTTTCGTCGGTAAAACCGACCCTACACCCGTTGTTTAGGGTTGTGGTGGATTTGGCGGGAACACCAGTGCTAGTGCGGCTTTCATGCCTTCAGGGTCTTTGGCCATTTTAGGCGAAATCTCAATGTGGAACCAGTCGCCACCCGGTGCGCCCGATACGGTGCGGCTTTCGTACTTTCTCCAGCGGCCTCGATCACATCGCCAAGCACGGCCCCATGGGTGCGGCTGATAATCGATTACTAGCTCTAACCCGATGGCTGCACTGTTGGCAACTAGGGCGTCAATGATTTTGCAAGCGGGCTGATACCAGTTTAATTTGCCGCGGTCATCAGGCATGTCACGCCAAGACATGTCCACCGCTCGACCTGTCGAGTGCACCGACGGGTTGCCTGGCTTGCCTTTCATGTCACGCACACCCCACGCACCGTTATTCCACAAACCTTTTTGCGTAACGCGCTCCAACGTGCGTATCAATACCGTCAGCCCGGCTGATGTACCGCCAGCAACGCCGTCAAACCCCGTGTATGGAGGTTTAGTGGCCGCTGTCGGTTTCTTTGTTGCTGCCACGCCCAAAAGCCGTGTCGTTCGGATTGAGCCAGCGCAACAACGGCGGCACCACGGCTGCGATGCCAGCAGCCAATAGTTTGCGTGGGTCTGTTTCGCCAGCCATGTACAACGTGATTGCGCCCGTTAAAAAGCTGCGGGCGTAGGAGCCGAGGATGGCTTTGTCTTTAGCGTTCATGGTTTTCTATGTGCCGATCTACTTTTTGCTCGATGCGGTTAAGCGAGTCGTGGACGATTCCGTGGTCTTGTCGGTTTTCTTTGAGAAGTTTGTTAATGAGTGCAACAACAACAGTAAACCCGCCAGCAATGAGAGTAACGACCACGCCTTCAGCCATGTCATTACGGTGCCGGCGGGTATGGGTTTTCGAGCTTTACTTTGGCTACTGCTTCACGCCATTCGGCTTCGGTGGCGTCGCCGCGCTGCCACTTGAAGAAGATCGGGTCCGACTGTTGTTCATAAGCAACCAAGCGAGCTTGTTCGACTGCGGCGTATTGTGTCTCGTATTGCACTTGTGGCCATAGCGCGTCAAGTTCAGCCTGCGTTGGCTTGAATGTGTCGCTCAACCAGGTCAAGCCGTCGTAGGTATCGCCGTTTAGCGTCCAAACACTTCCGACGTATTTGCTGGTCAAGATTGCTGCGTAGTCGATCATGCGCTGATCTCCATAACTGTGATCGATGACACGGATCGGCTTGATGCGGTGCTGTCGGTATCAGTGTCAGATCGGTTGCAATAACACGTTGCTGTCCCAGCAATGGTTTGATGTAAGGCCACGCCATAAGTAATTGCACTCGTTGTGGCTGGATTGTCAAGCGTGTGCATACCTACAAACATTGATTGGTTGCCATCAGTACCGATCATTGATGATGTGGACACAGCGTTGCGGTTGCTCACCGATGTGCCGATGGCAATTTCAGTAGCACCGCGCTTCAATACAATGCCGCCATACGTTCCTTTGTTGACTAACGCCAACACTAAAATTAGCGATGACGTTGCGCTGGGCGTAATTGTTGCCGTAAGGCCAGTAATGTCTGACGTTGCACCAGCGGCGAGCGATGCGCTAAAAGTGTCGGTTTTGGTGGTGCTGACGACTTGTAGTACGCGAAACGCGCCGCGGATGTTATTCATCTGTGCCGCGGTCAGCACATTGCCAGCGACAAACGTGGCGGGCAGGGTAGTGGGGGTTGCCATGCCAATCAGCCTAGAACATTGGTGTCAAGGATTCCGTACACCGCGTCATCCAAGATCAACTCATAAACAATGGTGGTTGGGCTGGTTGATACTCGGATGGTGTGGCCGCGGTCAAAATCGATACGGTGCTCAATGCCTTCAATGGCTGATTCTTGCCCACGCAAAGTAGGTACACCGCCAATTAATACGTCTTTTTGGATCAGTACGGTGTCGCCAATTTCAAGAATTGACACACTGTCCCGCTGCGCCGTGGTCAAACTTCCGAACCAGGACTGAACATTGGTGAACCGTGGCGCAGGTTCAGGTTCGAGCAGGTAGGTGGCTAGGTCTTGGGCGGCTGTCGCGTCATGCAAAAGGCTGTCTTGAATGTACAGCGATTTGACAAAATACTCGCTTTGGCTAGCTGTGTCTGAGGCTGTGCCGTTGCCGCCGGCACGGGTGGTTACTTCCACCAAGTTAATAATTTCGTCAGCCTTAAAATCAATGCCTAGGTCGTTGTATGGCACGTCGGTGCCTTGGTCACTGAACGTTACGGCAGGGTTTGACAAAGTGTTGCCGATGCGGTTTTGGCTTACAAGTACGCCTTCGCGGTCAACAAAAATGCGGCCACGTTCCGCGCTGTAGGTGATTTGCTGAAAATAGGCAGCCACATTGGTGCCCTGGCTAATCGCATACTGACTAGAACCACCCAATTCGACGGTGCCCGTGGCGATGCTGCGGGCCGCGCCGGTCGGGTAATTGACTTCTGTCCGATCAAGGATGGCGTTGACGCGGGCACCCGTCAGCTCTTTTGTCGGGTTGTGGCCGTCAATAAAGGTGTTGCCCAGCTTGTACATGTTATCGCCACAAAACACAGTCACGGTGTCCAAACCGCCTAAACGAAATTGGTATTCATAATTAATGATCAGGCCTGAAAACATCAATTCGGGGTTGTTGGAGTTGTCGTAGCGAATGAGTTTGACGGCTCGACCTGGTGCCAAGCCCGGAAAGTCAATTGCCTGGTCGTAATAAGGGTTGCTGGTGCTGTCGTCAAACGGGTTGAACACGCCGTCAGCCAAGGTGTCGTTCAGTACAAACGTCATGGTGCCGACGGGAAATTGGTCGTCGGTGTTTTGGCGACCGCGGCGCACGTTGACGCTCAGGGTGCCGTCGGCGACGCTTGCAAAGCTGGTGGTGCCGTCAAGCACGTATTGGGTGTTATCAAGAAGGCCTTTGGTGGCGTCGTCGAGGGTGAAGCCATCAATCAAAAAGCCGACATCTACTTGCAGATCGTAAACGCCTGCGTTCGGGATTGTTACTGCGGCCATTAGGCAACCGCAATAGGTGCAGGTCCGTTGACCGTGTTGTACGACCTGATCGAGTCCACCACTGCTTGCCCAATTTCGGCTGACGTTGACAGACCACCGTTAATGTTGACAACTATGGGTTGGGCATTTGCAAGGACGCCACTATTAATTAAATCAAGGTTGTAAAGGCTTGCGCCAAAATCAACGCCTGCGGGCAATGTGGGTGGCGCAAATGCAGGTGCAGCAGCTCGACTACCGCCACCGCCACCACCGCCTGTTGCCGCTGAAATTGCTGCGGCAGGTATACCAAGGTTCGGTGCAGCCATCCCACCGCCTGTGGGCATTGACCCGCGGTTTTCTTGTGCCAGCCAGGTCATTTCGCCGCCGCCGCCACCGCCCAAACGCGGCAGGCTTAAACGGAATGCAATCTCGGGTATGTCGATACCCGGTATGAAGTTCATCGCTTTGATCAACAGGTTAATGCCCGTGATGAAGCCGTTAACAAAGTTTTCGACGCCTGACGCCAAAAAGTTAAATACGTTGTTCACGCCGTTTCTAAACCACTCAAATTTGTTGTACGCCGCGACCACTGCCACCACGAGCAATGCAATACCTGCCGCGATTGCGCTAAATGGGTTCAACATCATGGCAACGTTGACCGCCACAATGGCTGTGGCTACGGCCCCGATGGCTGCGGCAATGGCCAAAAACGCTTTGGGGTTGTTACTGGCCCATGTAGCAAAACTGTTCAGTACGGGCAATGCTTTTTCCACGATTGGCAACAAAGCTGCGCCGATCGATTCTTTGGTTTCTGCAATGGCTACCGACAGCCTGGCAAAGCCGCCTTGGGCCGTCTCAGCAAATACTTTTGTGGCACCGCCAAACGTGCCGCCAAGTACAGCCATGATTTCATCGAGCGACGCGCCTTCCTTGATAAGCGCGGCCATTTCGGGCGTCAATTGACGCAAACCCTTGAAGTTGCCCTGATAAGCCATTGCCAACGCATTAGCGACATCAACCAGCGGCCTGTTCGTTGCCGTAGCAATGTCAGTGACAAGCGACATTTGTTGCATCGACACCGAAATGTCCTTGGTGCCGCGGGTCAATGCCTCAAATGCCGGGCGCAACTGATCGTCAGCAATGCCTGTAGCCATAGACATAGCCGCAATTGACTTCTCAACTTCGGCAATTTGCCTAACTGTTGCCCCCGTCACGTTTTGCAAACTCAACGCCAGTTGGCTTTGCGCGGCCGCATCTTCCATGGCCGCTTTGGTCGCATCACCTAAGGCAATGGCTAAACCGCCGATCGCTGCGGTGGCTGGCAGAAATGCTTTTTTGACTAAAAATCCTGCTTTTGCCCCGGCACCTTCAAGGTTTGCAAACTCTTTTTGGGCGCGCTCAATACCTTTGCCGTCAAACTCGCTGATGATCGGTATGCGGATGCTCATTTGATGACCACGATTCGGTTCTCGACTTGTTGGGCGGCTTCTTTGACCAACTCCATCATGGCATCAGTGACCTGATCTTGTTTGGATTCCGCCGCAGGCCACATGACACGTGATGGTTGACCAAACAGTGCGCTGATGAACCGTGCGCCTTGGGCGTTGGTTCCGCCGCCTTTTCCTGCCATGTCCACGATGGCGGCCGCAGGGTTCTTTTGGATAATTGTCAAAATGCTGGTGGCTCTACGCCCGGTATCGATCTTGAATACGACGCCGCGTTGCGCGTCCCGTTGCGTGTACGGGAATAGTTTGCGGCCGCGTTGGCTCCATGTGCGAGCCATGCCTGATAGGTATTTAGCCGGGTAACGTGACTTGGCTTCATTGGTTATTGGCTCCGCAACTTTGCGGGCGTCTTTGTTGAATTGTTTACGTAGTTCAGGGTCGAGCGAACGTAGTTCTTTAATCGTTTCTTTTACACCGATCACCTCTACATTGGTCATTTATGCCGCCTGTTTTGTTCCTCTAGCACTTTAGCGACGGTCAACAAATCAGCCAGGTCAAACTCGATGTGCGGCGGCCAGTAGCCGACGGTAACTAGCAGTTCGGCTAGTGCTCGTCGGTTAGTGCCGCGGGGGTAGGGTTTTCGGTTTCCTCGGTTACCACTTCGATGTTGTCAAGCTGGTTCAGAAATTCGTCAAACGATGCAGGGACAACAACCTTGTGGGTTTTGCTGGCCTCAAACGCCAAAAACGCAATGTCTTCAATGCCCATGCCGTTGCCCATGTCTGAGGCTTTGCGCTTGAATTTGCGTTCCCACGCAACGATTGTGCCAAGTGTCGTCGTGACTTCTTGTACTTCAGCTTTGCGAGTGTACCTGATTGTTATTTTCATGGCTTCCTTTCGTGTCGGGCCGATTTAGTTGGCCAAGATTACGGGGTTACATCCTCAGAGAACACTCCACCAGTGAACGTGATGTCAATGGTGCTGAGTGCGCCAAGCTGCGCGTTCATTACTGGCAGAGCTTCAAGGTAGCAACCAGTTACGACCAGGCCCGGGTTGGTGGCTGAATCGGGTGGCGCGGCAGGTTGCACACGTACCGTGGTCGTGGTGCCGACCAACGACTTGAGAGTGGCGTAGGTTTCGCTACTCGCATAGCTCATCAGCAAGCTCAAAGTAATTTCATTGTTTTGCAGGCCGCCAGTGTATTTGCGTGACGTGTCGCCAAACGCGGTGGCTTCCAACGCTTCTACGGTGCGGGTCAGCGTGGCAGCGGTGCACTGGTCAGACAGGTCGATTGAGTTCACGAGGACTTGGGGATTACTGAGGTAAGTTGACGTGGCCATGGGGGGTTACTCCTTCGGTTCTTTCTTGACTTTAGACGGTTTGGGTTTCTTTGTTGCGGATTGCTCAACGGCTTTGATGAAACCGCCAGCGATCAGGCCCGCCACATTGATGTTGTTGGCTGCTGCACCCTCAATGTCGTATTCGGCACCTGGCGTACCTACACGCGGCGACACCACAACCCATTTCATGCTTGGGCCAACATTTCTACGGTCAGCTCATACGCCGGGGCAATAGTCGAGCCAATGTCAAGCGATACCGGGCGGCCGTCGGTCACAGCCACATTTTTAGCCAACACTTGTGACACGGTGTTCAAGATGGTGCGTAGCGCGTCCTCGTTGCCTGGGCCGACTCCCACAATGGTGATTGGGAACGTCAAGCGCACGGCGTCGTTTGTCCAAGCGGTAAATGACGGTGCCTGAATAAGCACACAATTAGGTTGCAGGTTTCTTGGGTCTGTAACTACCCGTAAGCCCGTGACGGTGCGTAAAAACGTGCTCAGATTGTTTAGAGCCGTGTTAAACAGGTCTGTGTAGGTCTGTACGGCCATTACGCAACCTGTGGGCGGTCAATCCCCAACAACTGTTTAATGATCGGGCTAAGGCCGACGACGGACGCGGTACCCATAGCATCGAACGATGCGAATTGGTCAATCGAGCCGCGCTGACGGTACAGGGCACCGCCATACATGATTGTGCCTAGTTTGACGTCTTGTGACGGCACCGTGGTGAGCGAGTCTGTGTACCCGGCTTCTTGGCGGCGACGGTAGGCAAAGGCGTTTGCCGCGGCCGCGCAGATCGTCAAAAACGTCACGTCAGCGGTGACAGCCTGGGCCACATATAACCAATCGGCAATGTCGTTAGCCGTCACCCAAGTGCATGTCGGCGTGCTGGCCACGGTGCCTGTGGCGGCTTGTCGCTCGACGTTGGCAGCCGTTTTGGCATACAGCACTTGGTTGGCGATTGGTTCCTGGTAGTCGTATAGCAGGTCGCCTTCCGTGTCTACCCCAGTAAAGCGGTACTGGGGTAGAGCACGGACGGTGTATGAGCCGTTGAAGGTTGCGTCAACGCCGCTGACCGTGATCGACTGGCCGAGTTCAAGCTCCGCGGGGGTGAGGAGCTGAACTACGGCGTAGTTGTCGAGCAGGTATTTGTTGGTGACCGTGTAAGTGGCCATAACGGTGGCCCCTTACTCGATTAGCCGCTGACGACGATGTACTTAACCTGATCGGCGTCTGCAATGAAGGTTGCGACGTACCCGTAGTACGAGAACGTGCGACCCAAGGTTCCGGGCACTTCGACGGACATCAAGCCGCGAACCTGCTCGTAGAACTCGCAAGCCTGAGCACGAGCCACGTAAAGCGTGCCCGAGGCAAAGTTGCGGTCAGCAACCAGGTTGAGACCAAACGGATTGAACGTGTTGGCCACGGTGATGTTTGCCGTGCCCATGCCGTTCACGCCCATCAAGCCAGCGGCTCCGGCATACGGGAAGATGGGACGCTTGTCAGCATCGAGCTGTGCGCCGAGTTTCTGCCATACGTCCGGCGACACGAACAGCGTGTCAGGCAGGAAGTTGGTGGCGGTGAGGATGTCGGTGGCTGCGTCGTACAACGCCGAGATCAACGAGCTGGGGTCGTTTGCGGTAACCGTCCATGTTCCACCCGACGCTGATGCGCCATTGCTAATGGCATCGGCTGCCACGTTGTCGGACTGCAGCATGTACTGGCCAGCGAGGTCGCGCAAGATGATTTCCATTGCGGCGGGGCTGGTGAAATCAATGTCCTGCACCGACAGCGTGACTTGACCGGCAAGCGTCGACTTAGTGACGACGTTGCTAGCGATCACTGGAGTGGTAGCCGACACACCTGACAATTCAGGTGACTGTGCGGCAACTGACGGGTGGGTCGTCCACGTCGGACGAATAAAGGTCTTGCTGTTGCCGCCGTCTGGCATGGCGCGTGCACCAATGGCCGCAACAACTGGGCGAATGTAATTTAGATCGGCAAAAACAGGTCCGAGCACCGGAACCGGCAACAAGCCCGGTGTGTCACTTGAAAGCACGTCACCAGCGGCTGCCTGCAATGCGGTTTGCTTGGTCTTGGCGGCCTCGACGAAGGCTTCGTTGACCTTGCGGAACGTGTCGCCACCGATGTGGTACGCGGCGAGGTATTCGGCGGCCGACGGCATCTTGAATTCACGCTTCGGCTGCGCGGGGAGCGGCGCGGTGGGGATGACCTGCTCGGCTCCTGCTTCGATCTTGTCTGACATGGGGGTTTGCTCCTTCTCGATGACTTCCTCGTGATTATTACTGATCTGTGTGTCGTTTTGGTGGATACTTGCGGCAATGTCGGTGATTTGTGCACCGGCAAAAGCGGGTACTGGCACTAGGCTTAGTTCAATCCACTCGGCAGCTTTCACCACCATGGTGTCGCCGTCCATCTTAAATTTGGTTGGGTTGATGCCGATTGACACGCTGTCGAGGACGCCTTCTTGGGCCAACGTCAAGGCTTCGTCGCCTGCTGCGGTGGCTGCGATGCGCGCTGAGAACAGCATGCCTTCCTCGGTTTCGACACGCTCCGTAACGACGCCGACGGGCTGAGTTGAATCGTGGTACATAAACAGTTTGGGGGCTTTGCCATCGACCGGCAGTGCGCCTGCTTCAACACGGATTTTTTCTCCACCCGTAACCACCGCATCCACGCCGTAGGGCACGGCAATGCCGCTGATGGTGCGCTTGCCTTCGCCTTTGGCGGCCTCAATCCAAACCTGTGCCTGCAACTTGACGGGCTTTGCCGCAGCTTGCATTTCTTCCATTTCGTCCTCTTCCTCAATTTTTAATTCGCCGCCTGGCTCAATGCCTTCGTCGGCAGACACAGCCACCATTTGATCGATGGCGTCTTGTTTCATTAGGTGGCACCCAACAATTTCCATGTCGCTCGTGACGACGGCCCAACCTGCACAATCCTCAGCGTCTTTTGTAATGAAGTATGGCATTAGCGGTTCGCAATCTGTTCTTGGGTGTTTTCTACAACTGGTTGGTCAAGTCTGTCAGCCGCAACATTGTCTGCCAAGTATTCGCTTGGGTCAAACTCGACGTATGTGCCGCGGGGTAGCACGTTGTCCATGCTCAATGTTTCGGCAATGGCTTCTGCGTACAGCTTGACGCCGAAAATGTAAAGGTCGGCGCGGGCTTGCTGTGATGACTGGTACGAATACGACCCGGTGGACACGCCAACCAAGTAAGGCGGTACGTTGGCGATGCGGGCGGCTTCGAGCGCGCTGTAGTTGGCAGAGTCGATCAGCAGCATTTTGTCGGGCGTCATTGAAGTTTCTTTGTATTCAACAAACTCGTTAAGCGCAGCGGTTTGGTTGGTGGCGCGGGCAGCGTTGAAGGCGGCTGCCAAATCCGCTAATTCTTGCCCTGTCATTGGTTCGCCGCCAACTTGACGTAGCACACCTGACGGGATGCTGGATGATGCGTTGCGGTTGCGTGCGGCTTCGATCTTGAGCGCGGTTTCAATTGCGCCCGGGCTGGAGTAAATCAATCCTTGTGCTGGCGACAAGAATTGTACGAGGTCGTCGGGGTTGATCATGCCGCCGTTGAAGTACACCTCTTTGGATGGGGCAAACCACACGGGGCCAACCATGTCAGTGGTTGTGATTGAGCCAGCGGGAAGTCGGGTGAACGTTGCGGGGTAGCCGTCGGCGGTGCGTGATGTGATGTACCAAAATGCGCGACCAAACATAAGCAGGTCGTCAAGTGTCCACGACATGAGAAATTGGAACGGCACGGTCGGGTCGGGTCGGCGCAACCATGAGCGTGGGTCAAGATAAATTTTTTCGCGTTTGCCGTCCATCCATCGCTCGTTGTACATGCGTAGCGGCATGCACCCGATGACGCTGGCCATGAGGTCACGTGCACGGTTGATTGCGGGAACACTGATTGCGCGGTTGCGCGCTTCGCCTTCTTGGTATGAGTAATACTGGCCAATCATTGACACGCCGGCTTGATTGCTGGTGTATCCGCCAGCCGCGGCAGCTTTAGCGGGTGCCGGACTGATCGCTGCTTTTGTTGCGCCTTTGCTGAACAGTGCCATGTGTCTATGTTGCCCGATCTGAGTTGTTGATGGTGGCACCCCCCACGGTTATTTCCCGATCCCGACGAAAGGTAAAACGGTGGGGGGCACCGCCCGCGATGTTAGTGCCCGGCAATCACAATCATGGGTTTGCCAACGGTCGCGGGTCGAGCTGCTAGCGCGGCTGCCCACACCATGCACCTAGCCAATTCGATTGGCCCTGGTGATCGTTGCGATGACAAAGCCATTGAGCCTTGGCTTCGCACTGCAACGGCGCGTTGCACGTGTTCGGCCAGCATTTGTTCTCCAGTGTGACGCAATGTTTTTTCTTCAATCATGTTTTTGACGGCTGGCGTATAGCGCAATAGTTCGCCATAGCCGACAACTTGGACGCGGCGTTCTAGTGCTTTGGGTACGTGCAGTTCAATGGTGGGGCTGACAGCGAACATGGTTTTTGGGTCTGCGCTGGCTTCGGTGATTGCGTCTATGCATTGGGCGATGGTGTCCACGTGGAAGGCGACGGTTACGACTATGCGGCCGTCTCCGGTGGGTGTGGCGCGTACCCCGAAATATCGTGAATCGTCCAAGCTAGATTCGACAGCGATGACGCCGCCTGGCGGTACGTCGCCCGTGTGCAGAAGGTCGGGCCATTGCCCTGAGCGCACCCATGCTTTGTCGGATGCCACCCACAAGTTGACCGAGGCGCGCAGGAAGGCGGCACGGTCAGGGGACTGGGCTTCAGCTTCGATGGTTTCTATTTGCAGGGTGTGACCCAAGGCTGGGTTGCCGTATTCCCAGGCGGCTGGCAGCATCGGGTCAAGCTCAGGCGGTGGCGACCACTCAGCCATGTACAGCGACCCTTGTTTGCGCTGATCAATTTGCCGTAAGCCTTGTTCGCGGTATCGCAGAAACACGGTTGACGATTCGGTGCCGGCGGTTGACCACATCGCCATCAGCGGGTTTGGTCGAGCGCGCATAGTCGGCAACAAACCTTGATCGATGGCGTCGGTGCTTATGTCCCAAATTTCGTCGGCCACCACCAAGTCAACCGACAAGCCGTGACCCACAGAAGATGACGCGGCTTTGACCAGCCAGCGTGACCCGTCAGGCATTTTGACTTCGTTACGCCCATACGCCCACGTGACTTTGGCACCAAATTGGGCTTCCAAAATTTCAGCCAATTTTCTAAACAACTCAACCGCAACATCAAGGCGGTGGGCTGTTGACAACACTGTGACCGGGTGCCCACGCCTAAGCGGCTCCATAGTCAGGAAATAGCCGACAAGGCAAGCAAGCGCGTGGGTCTTGCCGTTTTGCCTAGCAGTAGACACCAACCCGAGCCGATGCTGAAACCTGCCATCAGCACGTAACGCGGTCAACCCCATCAATGCGCGGGCCTGCCACGGCATAAGGCTGACACCTAGGTGCCTCTCTGACCATCCCCCCAGCTCCGCAGCTAGTGAACCGTGCTCATCGCTCCACGTCGTTTCCAATCGCGGCTGATCACGACCAATCCCGGCTGGTTCAGGCCAGTTCGACCCAGTGGATACGGTCGAGAT